CTCATTTCTTTAGTTGAGAAGTTAGCGTGACAACCAGAACCATTCCAATCTCCTTTTAATGGTTTAGGGTGTAAAGAAACATTAACATTATATTTCTCAGCAACTCTTTGTAATAAATATCTAGAAACCCATAATTGGTCAGAACCATTTAATGATTTAACAGGACCAATTTGATATTCCCATTGACCCAACATTACTTCAGCATTGATACCAGATATATCTAATCCAATTTCAATACACATATTCATGTGTTCTTCAACAATATCTCTACCAGTAACAGTGTCTGCTCCAATACCACAATAGTAATCTCCTTGAGGTCTTGGTGATAAACCATTTTGTTCAAATATTTCAGGTGTAAAACCTAAAGGAATTCCAATTCCATCTCCAAATGGTCTTAATGGCTTATGTGTTAAAGTATATTCTTGTTCCCATCCAAACCAAGGTAGTTCAGATTTATCCATATCTTCAGTAATTGATAATTCATTTACTTTTTGTAAAAGTGCTCTTCTATGATTACTTTCGTGTACAGAACTATCTGGATTAAGAACTTCACAAAAAACTAATCTATCATTTTCACCTCTAAAAGGATCTCTTGATACAAAAACAGGTTTCAATAAACAATCTGTATTTTTTCCTCTTCCGGATTTAGCTTGTTTAGTTGAGCTACCATCAAAAGACCATACTGGATAATCTTCTGGTGACATACTGTCCACATTTTGAATTTTTGTTTTACTTCTTAGTTGTTGAGGTTGTGACCCATCTAGCCAAATATACTCTAATTTCATCATAATAGTTTTTTTTTATTTTATATCATTTATCAAACTTTGTTTATTATCAATAATATATTTAGTAAATTTTTTAATATGAATAAGGCAATTTTACAAATTTGGGAAGAATCAAGTATCGATAATAACATTTTACCGGTTGGTGGAACATTACATATAGATATTAAAGAAAGAAATGAGTATGTTAATAAAATGTACGAAGGAAGAGACTTAAATCAAATTCCAAATAACTATGAGAGAATATCCGGAAGTGAAACAGAAGTATTAATTAATGATTCAATCTTTAATATTCTTTTAGAAAGAAAGACTGTTATATTAGAAGAATATGAACTAAATAACTTAGTGAATATGAGTGAAATTATGATTGATAATGATTGATATTATTATATACACATTTTCTTTACTATTCATATGGAGTAATGTCTACTACGTCATCAATTATAATAGATTAGACAAAAGATTTGCTGAAAGAGATAGAAATTCAAAAGTTGATTTAATTTACTATGTAACAAAAGTTCTTTTTTGGATATGGTTAGTAGTTGGTTTATTCACCCCGATAAAGTATATTTTTATGATAATGATGGGAATAGGTTTGATAAGAATTCCAATGTATCATATAAGTAAAAATCTAACTTCAGTTTGGTTTAGATTAACACCTGTTTTTTATACTATATTAATGATACAAATTTTAATTGAGATATTTAAACATTAAATTTGTTTAAGTGTTGTTCTGTTATTATTATGAATTCATATCCTTTTTTATTACACCAATTAATCATAGTTTCCCATTTGTTTTTGTTTTTATAAGCCATTTTTAGGTCATACTCGAAACTTTTTAGTTTTTTAGCACCCTTTTCAGGAACACTTAACTTACCTTCATTAAGAGCGATAACCATATTATATTCTTTCATTGGTTTAACTTCAACAACTATTTGTTTTAGAGTACCATCACTTAATCTCATCTCATAATAAAAATCAGGATAATAACAATGTTCTTTGATTTTAGAATCACCATTATTGAAATGTGTCATTTGATAAGGTATTTTTAAACACTCAGCTCCCCACTTTGTTATAGCTGGATTATAATCTAACCAGTGCATTATTTTCTTTTCCCACGAACTTCTAAAATAAACTCCACCTTGTGTATTTAATTTTATAACCTTATCTTTGTTATTAGGAACATAATTTCCCTGGTTATAGTTTTTATTGTTAGGTTTAGAATTTAACATAACTTTTTTATTTTTATATATAAATAAAAGTTGAATCTATGGGAGAATTAGTTGAGAGAGTTAAATTAAATCTGTTAGTATATGGTGATGGACTTGTCGAAAACTTCCGAAATAACTCATTATACTTTTATGATAAATATCAAAAATCTGATAATGAGGTAAAAAATGTAAAGGTGTCGGATGTTTATCCTGGTGGTTTTTATTTCTTTCATTATAAAGACGACTCAAATTGGATGAAATGGTCTCCAGTATTTATCGCTGGTTATAAAAAGTTTTCTAACCAAATAGTTTTTTTCGCGGTTAACTTCAACTTTATACCACTAGAAGTAAGAGCAATGATATTTGACAAGTTTATAACTGAAGAAGATTTTACAAAAGATAAGTTTTTAAAAGTATCATATGAAGGAATGTATGAAGAATTAAAAAGATTAGGATTTGAATATGCACTAATGGAATTTAACTCAATTCAAATAGTAGCGGTTCATAAAATTAAATTAGATATGATTCCTAGATTTATATATTCACAACACCCAAAGAATGTATATGACCCTAAAAAGTTAATACAAATATGGGAAGCTAAAATAGAAACTAAAGATCAAAGACATAAAGAAATAATGATGTCTTCAATAGATGAATTTTATGATATAAATAAAGAAATATCAGAAAAGTATAGTGTTCTTAACGACCACGTTAAAAGAATACAGAAAAGTTATAAAAAATATGGTAAATAATAAATAATATATACACTATGAAAAATATGAAAAAATTTAACGAGTCTTGGTTTTCTAAAAAAAGTAACCCTGAAGAAATAACAGATATAACTCCAAGAGGAGTTTCAAGAACTTCTATGCCAGCAGAAAGAAATACATCATCTGGATTATCAGAGGAAGAATTAGAAGAGTTAAAAAGAAATAGTTCATCATCTAAGGTTGAAACTAAAGTTGATACTTATTTTATGCAAGAAATATCAGATAGACTTTTTGGCCCAGATTCTGAAGGTTATATACAAGCTATAAAAGAATTGAATCTAAAGTTCAGACCAAGAGAAGGAAGAACAGCTAATCAATTCTATGATCCATCTATATCAGATGAAAGAAGACATAAAGAAGATGAAATAAATAGAAATATATTAAAAGACGAGTAATCGTCTTTTTTATTTTACCCAAAAAAGGAATATGTGAAAATTAATATATATTCTAAAATTTTATAATTCCTAAATGGCGTATAATGATGCAGGAAATTCAGCAAATTTCACTAATATAAATTCAGCAATAGAGAATAAAGGGTTATTTAGCCGTATTCTAAGAAATCTATCTAACTACGGAATGAACTATGATGATATGATCATCAGAAATCAAGTAGGTATTGGTATTAATGAGGATCCATACGCAGCAAGAGGAAATTCAATGTATGATTTCTTCTCACAAAGAGCAGTAGCCTCAGTATTAAATAGAAAATCAATTCCTTACTTAGATAAAGCTTATGCTGATAAAAGAAGAATCCTAAGAGAGTATTCTATCAAAGATGAGATTAGAGACTTCGTATCAACAATAACAGATGAGACAATCGTTTATAACGATGAGAAAGACTTCTGTTCACCAAGAGCTTTATCAAATGACTACTCACAAGAGATTAAAGATAAATATCAAGAATATTTCGAGAAAATATATAATAAATTTGGATTCTCTGATAACATCACTGCATGGTCAATGATGAGAGACTTTATGATTGATGGATATTTAGCAATTGAGATTATATATGATGATAAAAAGAAAAATATCATCGGATTCAATAGACTAAGACCTGAGACTTTAGTTCCTGCTTATGAACCAAATATTGGTCACTTATGGATTCAGTTTCCAGAAGATCCACAATTAAGAAGAATATTCTTAGACTCTCAAATAATTTACATTTCATATTCAACACAAAATGATTATTCAGAAACATCTTATGTTGAAGGTTTAATTAAACCATATAATCAGTTAAAAATTCTTGAACAAACAAGAATTATGTTTAACATTATTAACGCAACTGTTTACCAAAAGTTTACTATTCCGATTAAAGGTTTATCAAGACAAAGAGCTGAAGAACAAATTGGTCAATTAATACATGATTATTCAGAAGAAGTAGAATGGGATGAATCTTTAGGTACTTTACAAATTAACGGAGCTAAACACTTACCTTATAACAAACAAATTTGGTTTCCTGAGGGAGATGCTGGTACACCAAATATGGAATTAGTATCACCACAAGGACATGACTTAAATGATGAAACTATGTTATCTTGGTTTTACAAAGCACTTAAAAGAGCTTCAAAAATTCCAATGTCAAGATTTGAAGGTGAAAATGGTGGTGGTAATTTAATTACAGATGCTGCTGAGATGACAAGAGATGAGATTAAGTTTCACAACTTCATTAGTCGTTTAAGAGCTAACTTCAAAGAAATAATTGTTAAACCTATAAGATTACAGATGTTAATTGAGTTTCCTGAGTTAAAGGATGACGAAGTAATGTTAAATCAAATGGATATTCAATTCTATACTAACCAAGTATTTGAAGAATGGAAAAAGATAAACAATCTAGCTAAAAAATCCGAAATCGTTGGAACTTTACTTGGAGTAATGAATGGTGAGAAACCTTACTTCCACATAGAATGGATTATGGATAATGTATTTAAGTTAACACCAGAAGAAAAAGCAGAAAATCAAAAGTATTGGGCGAAAGATCCATCTACACTTGGAGCAGCACCAGAAGGAGGAGCACCTGCTGAAGGTGGAGCACCGGTTGAAGGTGGTGGAGAAGCACCTGCTGAAGGTGGAGAAGCACCAGCACAAGGAGGAGCACAAGCAGCACCAGAAGAACCACCTGCTGAAGGTGGTGGAGAAGCTCCAGCTGAAGGTGGTGGAGAATTTGAATTTTGATAAATTATTATAAAAATAAAAACCTCAGAGAAATCTGAGGTTTTTTTATTTGAGTATTTTATTTAACTTATACTCTCTTTTATCTTCCAATTCTAATGGTTCGGCTATTAACTCACCATCCGATATTTTAATTTGCCATTTATTACCAGTCTTTTCATCCAATAAGACTAACTTACTAATAACTGTACAACCATCGACATCAACATTAATTGCAGTTGATTTTGATGAACTACTTGAATTCACACTGAATAAATTACCTAAACCACTTGTTGCCATTTATATTAATTGAAATCTTTTTTTACCATCTTCTGATGTTGAGTTCCAGATATCTAAAGGTCTAACATAAATAGAACCAAAGTTAATAGATTTATAAACTACTAACTTTTCACCTGTTTCTGTATGAGTAGCTAAAGTGATTACTTCATAAGTACCACCTTTATAATGTTTATATCTCTGTCTCGGTAGCGGATAATCCATCTTGTATGTTTAATTTTTTTCCAGTAACTGGGTCATAATTTAATATTAACAACTCAACTCCTTTAGTTTGTTCTTTCTTTACGTCAGAGTTATTACCACCTTGAGCAGAACTTCTAAATACTTCTTTCTCAGTCCAAATATATTGGTCTCTTGGTAACAATTCCTCTAATAAAGGAAAATAATAATAAGATAATGACCAACGAGATTTAGATTTCTTAATCAACTCTAATAATCTTCTATGAGAAGCTGGTCCAAATACACCATCAGTGTCAGAACCATACCAGAATAATCTCTTAGCGTCATCTTCACCTTTAGCCTCATTAAAACGAGCATATGGTGGGTCTAAATAGATGTAAGTATCATCTGCGTCATATTTAGTAATAAGTTCTTCAAAATCAATATTAGTAAACTCTTTAATTGATTTTAACTTATTTGTATATTTGTTCTTTTTCAACTTATCAATAAGAACTTCTAATTTCAAACGGTCTTTATCTTTCTTATAACCATTAAAACCAGCACCACGAGGGTAAACTGAATTGTGAGCTGATGTAATCAAGAAAGCATAAATTGCAGCTTTTCCAAAGTTACCAATCTCAAAGTCCATATTATCAAGAAATTCATTCTTTTGATATTTCTTATAAATTCCTTTATAGAAGTCCCATTTTTTCAGTGGATCTGTCTCATCAGTTTTTAATAAAGTTTCTTTTAATCTTTCTAAGTATTTAACAAAGGTTTCAGGTTCTGAACAACACTTATATAAGTTCACCTGGTGACGATTTTTATCATTGTAAACAACTGTATCGAATTTAAGAGAATCGTCGTCCATATACGTTCCCATAGAGCCTGAGAAAGGTTCTAAATATGTTTTGATTCCAGTCTTAGGAATCTTTGAGTTTATAAACTCTTGGAATACTGATGAACTCTTGCCACCAAAATATGAAATACATGCCATTATTTTCTATATTTAATCTTTTCTTTAGTTATACTAATTACTTTTTCGAAAGTTTCTTTTTTTCTTTTAAGGCATATGGTTGAATCTTTGTATAGAAAATTATAAATATTCTCAACATCTAATAACCCACCCCAATCAACTACATGATATGTTCCTTTAGGACATCTTATTTTATTCCTACCTGATAGATTAGCAAATAATACTAATTTATCATAATAATCTTTTATAAAATCATAACTACCCGAACATATGTTAACCTGTCCTCTTTGTTGATTGTCTCTTTTATCCGTTCTCAATGTAATACAACCATCACCATCAAAAACACCTCTCATAAAATGATTTTGTAAATTATCAGGAATGTTTGGATATTTAACAACCATTGTTTTATTTGAATGGATTCCTAGCTTTTCAAGATCACTCTTAGTCTTATTAGACGATATACTAAAGATTGAAATGTTTCTATTCTTAGATGTAAATACAACTCCATCTGAATTAATATACTTTTTAAATTCATATAATATATATGTTTCCTTCTGTACTATCTTAATAGTATTTGTCTTATCAGAGATACAACCATCAGCAACAATAAATCCTAAAAAATAAGCTTTATCCTCAGTATCTATAGATTCAAAGTAATCTTCATCAAAATTATATTTAACAACTTTAGATTTTTGTTCAATATTATTTAACTTTAATAAGTTATAATATTGTCTTAGAGAAATATCAAATTTTTTTGATATTTCTTTTTCTGTTGTTCCTATTTTTCTTTGATTTATAATTTCTGATTTTTCAATATCAGAAAGGTCTTTTAATTTTCTCATATACTATATATAAAAATATATAGTTTCCCTCCGAAGTAATTTAATAAACTATCAAAAATAAATTAATTGTTTTTATTTTTAATTATATCTTCTAATGATGGTCTTGTCTTTTGTTTTAAATTTAATCGAATATCCATAAGAATTTTTCCTAAATTATTTTCACCATCTTTACATTTATTACAAGTACAGACACCCCAGAAATTGTCGTGCCACCAGTTCCCTTCAGTTAACTCCATATCACCAGTACTTAGTAACATTTCGGATAACTTTGGATCTTTGAATTTTTCAGTAACACCCCATTTCATAAATTCTAATTTCTTAGAGTCCCAATCTTTTCTAATTTTAAGTTTACTGCCTATTTTCTTAACGTCTCCAGGACTTTTGATTATAGCAATCAGTTCTCTGAAGTCAGCAGCGGTATAATAACTACCATTTAGAAATTGCATTTCAGTAACTTTCATTGCAACGTAGTAGTGTTCAACAGACGGATATGTTATGCCCTTGTGTTCTATCCTACAAGGATAGAAATTAGATAAAAATCCATATTTACCGTCAAACTTATTAACCATATGATTTATATGATTAAAAAGTCTTTAGTTTAATTTTTAATAAAATGTGATTATCCGAAATTTGAAGCTAACCAACCACTAAACTTTTTAATCCAACTAGGATTTTGGTCGTCTTTTGCTTTCTCTTTAGCTAAATAAGATTCGGTTTCTTTATTTTGTAGTATATAAGCTAGTTGCCATCCACCACCACCTTTAATAAGTAATCCTTTAGGATCCATACCATCAACTAAGGTCCAATTTGACTCAGATTTAATTCTTTGTTCGGCTTGTTCTTTTTTTATTTCTTCTGAATTTAATTTTTCAATTATATCAAAAGGAACTTCCGCTCTCATCATCCATTCATGTCCTTCAAATTTATCCTTTGACCTTTTAACAATTGAATCATCAGTTGTCCAAAATTCATAAGTATAAGTAATAAATTTATCACCTGATTTATATGAACATCTAAAATCTTGAGCATTAACTTCTTTATCTTTAAGTTTTTCACCAGAATCCACTGAAATATTAATCATATCCAAGAATAAATCTAAAACTAGTGACTTTTCTTTATTCTCTGTTGAAAACCAAAAAGTCTCTTCGTCTTTATCAGAATCACCAGTAGCGGCAGGTAGTTTATAATTTTCATTTATAGAAAATTTATCAAAGTTTTTAATATTTTTCATAACATATATATTAAATAAAAAAATGAGTTTTAAAACTAAATATATAAAAGAAAATTAAATTAGAATTATGAAATATATTAAAACATTTGAAGGGTTTTCTATTAATGAAGATGCTTCTAACATCGGTGGAATCTTCTCACTTGTTAATGGAGAAATATCAAAATTATCAGAAGAGGAAAGACAAAAACTTATGGATGATGCTAAAGCAATTTCAAATAAATTAGGAGTTTCATTAGAACAACTAAAAAATCCTGAAGTTGCAGTAAAAGCTATGATAGAAGAAACTGAAAATATTGAGGTATCTATCGAAGAAGGATGGTTATCTGATAGCTGGGACTGGTTAAAAGGTAAAAGTGCTTCTTGGTACAGAACAGTATCGAGAGTTGTTGGTTTTGGTGGAGCATTCACAAGTCTTGCTACAGCAATAGCAGCAGCTGCTATTGGTAGTGCGGAAAGAAATTCTTTCTCTCTTTACCTAAGAGATTTAACAGGTGTTGGTGAACTTGACAGAAATACACAAGCGGCAGTATTTATGGCTGGATTAGCGGGTGTAGCAATTTCAATAATAGCTGGCATAGCATTAGGTAACAAAGCAGATGATCTTGAACAAGCTGCTAAATACGGAACAAAATTCTAATAATAATTTTTTATAAAAGATAATAAAAAAACCGTCTCATTGAGACGGTTTTTTTTATTTAGAGCTTTTGATTTCTTTCAAAGCTTTGATTACCATATCACATTCTTTACGAGTAGGTAACATATTTTTAGTATATTGACCTTTTACATAAGAAACATAGAAAATCAAATGTAAAACAAGGTAGAACAAAGAAACACCTGTTGAGAACCCATACATTGTTCCGATGAATACAAATCCAATCAAAAAAGGAATTGTAGAAACCACAAACAAAAAAGCTTCTGTAAATAATACTCTAACAATTGAGAAAAAAATAATACTGTTTCTCAAATCAGATAAAGAATAGTCTTTGTTTTGGTACTCTTGTTTAATTTCGTTAAATGTTTTCATAATGTAGTGGATTTTATATTTATTACTTACTCGTTTATAAATACAAATATAAGACATTTATTTTAATAAACAAAAAAATCTCACTAAAAAGTGAGATTTTTTTTCTTGTGGAGATGACGTTGTACTGCCCAACGTGTCTTTTTCAGTTGTTAATAATTATTCGTTTACAGGCTTAGTAAATTTTTATAAACTTACAAACTTTTTACTTTTTTTGAGAAACTCTAATAAGTAACAAAAAACCATTTCACCCTTTTAGTCTTGTGTGAAACAAGTTGGAGAATTTTTTGATAATGAACTGTTGTTAGACAGTCATTAGATCTTCTACCAAGATCATGTTGTTTTGTAGAGCAGCTACTAAATCTTCACTGGTTCCTACTTCATTTGTTTTGCCATTTACGACTTTACCATCTAATTTATTAATCGGAACAGTTGACAACCCGATACCTGCATAATCACCACCACTCTGCAAATCAATTCTGAAACATCCCCAAGTGTGTGTGTTATATTCTACAAATATATATATAATATTCCAAATATCAAAAAAGTTTATTTAAAAAGGAGCATAATCATTATTTAATCCTTCACCATAGTAGAAATTAAATGTTAATAAAGGTCTACCATCTTTGGTTTCCCACATTTCAAATTCAGAATCATATTGTGCTAATATATCTATTTTAAGCTTCTTAGCAATTTCAAATACCTTTATAACATTTTTCATAGACTCTCTTTTTCTCAAAACGCAAGAAATTGATATATCTAACTTTTTATTTTCTATTTGTACATCCTCAATTCCAGAGTTTTTGAACATACTTCTTAATAAATAGTTAAGATGTTGTATATCATTTGAACTTATACCATCTTCATCATAATCATCATACCCATCATCTTCTTTTTTTGGTTTATTAGGTCTTCCAAAATTATCATCGTCATCATCTTGATCATAAAAACCATAGTCGTCATCATCATTATCATCTTCATCATCATAATCATCAGCATCCCATCTACCTTCAAATTTTGATTTTTCGAATTTTCCTAATATATCATTTAAATGACTATGCTCATCACTACGAAGATTGTCTTTTTCAAGAAAAATATTATACTTTTTTATTTTCATATTATTTTAGTTCTATTTTGATGTATGTTTCTGAGAATGTAACTTCAGGTTCTACTTTGTGTTTTGATAATACTGTATAAACGTCAGTTAAAGAATCATAGATTGCATCAATATCTGTTTCATCTAAATCAACTCTAACATAAACTCTACCCTCAAATCCAATTGTTTTAACTTCTAAAGCAAATGCGCTCTTTTTAAGTTCTGTAATTAAATTTTTATGTTTTCTCATTATTTCATCGTTTACTCCAACTTTTCTAACTGTAGGTAAAGAAGACCAATTAACTTTAATAGAAGCTTCAGCTACTTTCTTTAAGAAAGTCATATTTTGAAACTCTCTACCAGTATGTTCGTTCATATAACCAACAGATATATTAGTACATTCTGGAATATCATCTATAAATGAAGCTGAATCGGTATATATACCAGTTGGATCCAATGATAAATTAAGTCCATTAGCATTATATTCGTTACATAAAGCTGTTCCAAATTCATTAGAACAACATTGTCTATACATTTGTTGAGTAATAACAGATCCAGTACTTCTTCTATCAAAAGAAACACATCTTTTAATGTTTCTCAAGTACTCAAATCTCTCATAATCAGCAGATACTCTATTAGAACCAATTCCACCTCTTTCTTCACCTATAAAAAAGTAATATAATCCAGGTATATTATGGTCCATCATATACAACATTATAGCAACACCTGACTTATCATCAGCTCCTAATATAGTAGAACCATCAGTGTATATTATTTCATCACCACCTTCAGTCTTAGAATACAAATTTGTAGTTTTTTGTTCTCTGTCAGCAGTATCTAAGTGTGATGTAAACATTGTAGAAGGTTTAGAGTCTCCTATTATTTTATAGTAATTACCCAATCCATCCTCTTCTAATTCAGGAAGGAATTGTAATACCTCTTTTTCATGTCTACAATCTGTAAAGTGAGGATATGTTTTTGTAACCAATGATAGAAATGTACTTCTAACATCTTTTGGATTATAAGAGAATGGTTTAACTTCAATTTTCTTACCACCGACAGAGGTAGCATTTTGTCCATTTTTAACTTTTGTAAATATATTTGAAAACTCAGATATTTCTTTATCATTTAATATTCCTGGAAAATAGTATCTTATGAATTTACCTATTTTCATATCGGTTTTCTTACCACCAATAGAAACATTAAAACAATAATCTAATTTTGATACATCTACATCGTCAATTTTAAGACCATTATGGTATTTTGAATCCGATTCTCCTAACCAAAGTAACTCAAACGCCACATAATTATTATCATCTTCTAACTTTTTAAGTAGTTTCTCTAGTCTTTCTGAATATTTAATTCTTACTATAGGTTCCGCCATTCTTCTTTTTATTTTTATATTAGAGTATATATTAAAATTTAAATAACAATTTCGTCAGCATTTATATAATCTACTCTTACCTGACCATCATTCATACCTTGTTCTTTTTTGACAAATCGTCTTTGACAATAAACAACAGTAGCTTTTTCTTCTTTATCAGCTTTACTATTCTTTTTAGCTAATTCCGCGGCTCTTCTTATCAATTCTAATGTTGGTAGGTTCTCTCTAACTCTAATAACAACGTGACTACCTGGAACACCTTTTACATGCATCCATATATCTTCTTTATCAGCAATGTTAAATGTTAAATGGTCATTAGACCTAGCATCTCTACCTACATAAATAATAAATCCATCAATTTCAACTTTCTTGATATCAGGGAATTTATCTTTCTTACCCTCGAATAAACTAAATTTCTTTATCATAACATATATATAATTATTTAAAAATAAAAAACCCTCAACGAGGGTTTTTTATAATCAATTTAATTTATAATTATTGTACATCAAATTTAAAACTATCATTAATTGTTCCAAAATCTGTAGTAGAGAATGGTACAGTAAGTGTAGTAACACCACCACTCCAAGTACCACCATAGTAAGCTGAAGAGAATGTAAATCCTAAAGTACCAGTAACAGCAGTTAATATTTTCGCAGGATTTCCATTAAAGTAAGCTCCTGTATTTGCAGGTGCTGTAAATATTAATGAATTTCCAGAAACAGTAGCTGTAATACCACTTGGAAGATTATTAATACCTGAATGTAATGAAATAACTGCATCTGCTGTACTTTGTGTAGATGAGAAAGTGTATCCTCCACCATCATAAATAGTAGTAGTACTAGTCTGTGGCCATAATTGTATTTTCACATTAGTTTTTGTTGTACCACCAGAAGCAGTTCCACTAAACACAAATACAGCGGTTGATGGTGTAAAAGTTGTACCAGAAGCCAATGTACTTGATGTTGAACCATTTATATTTGATGAGAAGGTAAAAGAACCATTGTAATATCCATCAGATAAAGCAACAGTTTGTGATTGAGTAAATCCTCCGATAGTTAATGTAGACTGTCCTCTCAGTCTATAAGCGGTAACATCTAATGTGACAACATCTGTTCCTGATAAGCCACTGCTATATGTTGCCGAATTGATATTTACATAGGGTCTTGACATAATTATTATTATTTTTCTTTATATATTTAATTTTAAAACTCATTTTTTTCATTTTTTAAAATTGTTTAAAATAAAAAAGACTCATTTCTGAGTCTTTTTTATTAAGATTTTTTATTTCTTAGTTAAGGAAACCAGCAGCATCCGTAACGTTTATTGTCATAAACTGTTTTTGTGGATACCAACCAATTTCAGCAACTGCGTATCTTGAACGTAACAACATTCTTGGAGCGAATGTAGCTTCAGAGATTACAGAAATAGACTGAGCCATTAAGTAAGGTACGAATACGATACCTGGTTGGTCAGGGTTATTTTTTCTACCAAGAACGATTCTGTTATCGTTATATCTCATATATGGATCTACATAGATAGAGATGTCTCCGATTGAACCTACAGGGTATAATTGACCTGATGCGTTAATTTTAGATTTAACTGGGTTAATTGTATAACCAGCGATATCTTGAAGTGCTGCAGCTAAACCTCCGTTTGTGATAAGGTATTGAGCAGGACCTACACGACCTTCAGTTGCGATGTAGTTAGACGCGTGAGCAATTTTAGTAATTAATTTACGTTGAACTGCGTGAGTTGTTTCACCACCAATACCACCACTTTGAGTAACATAATTTGTGTTTAAGTCAAAGATTGTAAGACCAGCTGTTCTTAAAGGTGCACTGTCTCTGTTAAGAGTACCCATTTCGAAGATTTTAGCAACGATTTGTTTAGAAATTGTTTGAGACAATTCGTTAACAAGGATAGACTCCATTTTTTGAACGATATCCATACCTGTGTTAGCTTTGATATCTTCGATTTCTGTTCTTCTTAAAGCTGAAGATACTTCAATAGTACCAACTGCGATAGTTTTAGAAGAGATTTTTGGACCGATAACTCCAGAGTAAGATTTATCATCAGAATCTCTATCCATTGGATAGTTACCTGTAAATCCATCACCACCTTGTGTCCAGTTAGAAGAGAATCCAGGGATGTGATCTTCTAATGCAGATACTAACTCGATAGTTGGTGTAGCAACTCCAACTCCAGCGATTTGGTTAATTTGAGCAGCCATTGATGTAGTTGGACCAAATGTATTTCTTGTTGAGTCGAATGACCAGTTAGTTTGAGCTGAAGTAACAGATGTGTGAGCAGTGTTAGTTTGTCTGAAAGCTCTAAACATTGGGTAACCATCGATACGAGAGAAACCTAAGAACTCAGCAACACCTGTATAAGTAAGAGATGGAGGAGTTTGAGATATAGTAGCACCTAAGTTAGTAGCACCATCAGTACTAATAGCAACATAGTAAGGACCACCTTGTAAACCACCTGTTGTTAAAGCTGTAGAAGCTGGACCATTACCAGTTGTTAAAGCCGAAACAAGTAAAGAGTTTGTAGCAGAATTTACTTTGAAAACTTGTGGTCTTTCGTCAGATGCACCTAAATGGTTATCATCATAACGGAAATCGATGAATAATAAATCGATTTTTGGACCTGGAGTTGGTTTAACAGCTACTAAATCTAAAC